TAAAGCAAATCGGCTTGCTGACTCCGACGAGGCGCACCCAGCGTGGACAGCCGGTCAGTTACGCCGACGTGTTTCACGATGATCGGTGGGTCGTCCCCAACCTGTTCAACGAATACGTCCTTTTCGACAAGTTCGATGAACTCCAGACTCAGGCTGATCCGCGTTCGACCTATGTCGAATCGCTGATGGCCGGTATGAACCGTCAGCACGACGCCGAGTGCATCCGCGCGTTTTTCGAGACTTCCAAGACGGGCCAGCTTGGCGCCGATACCACCGCCTTTCCAGCGGGCAATATCGTGGCGTCCAACTTCGGCGCTTCGGCAGATACCGGACTTACCGTAGCGAAGCTCCGCGAGGCCCGTCGGCTCCTGCTCTCGAATGAAGTCGATCTGGAAGCGGACACGCTCCATGTGGTAGCTGCCGCGACACAGCTCGACAACCTTCTAGCGGAAGCGCAGGTCATCAACCGCGACTTCAACCAGCCCGACGCGCCGGTGCTCGAAGAAGGCAAGATCACCCGCTTCCTTGGCATGAACTTCATCCACAGCGAATTGTTGAACCTGGACTCGACCGCGGCTTACCGGATGGTGCCGGTGTACGCGGCGTCGGGGATGCACTTCGGAACGTGGGAAGGCATCACGACCAAGATCGTGCAGGCCGACTGGCTGGAGATGGCTCCGTGGCAGGTCGGCATCTGGGCGGGCTTCGGCGCGTGCCGGTTGCAGGAAAAGAAGGTGATGCAGATTAACTGCCTCAAATAGTTAGGAGCTTTGACGACTATGGAAGGTAAACCTATGCAGATGGTTGGCGAGTCCGACGCGGATTACGAGCGCCGGATCGCTATGGCCCACGACAAGCCGCCACGGCTGCCGAACGAATCGGACGCGGACTATGACGCGCGGCTCGCGCGTCTGGCGGTTGTTAAGGACCGTACCGATTTCAGCTACGACCCTGCGGTGAAGCGGATGAATCATCCGCCCGGCCCGCAGAAGGTCGTGGATCGGCCAGACGCTCCGCTTCCGCCGCCCGCGCCTCCGGCGCAGATGGTCGGGGAGAGTGACGACGAGTACAAGAAGCGCGCGGCTTTGCCTCCGGCGAAAGACGTGCCTGTAAAGTAACGACCGCCTAACAACCGTCTGCCCTACGCTGGTAGGGACGGGAGGAACGAAGATGCCTGCTGAAACCGTAGCAAGTACGATCATAACCAATATCACCGCGGCACCGCCGAAATTGAATGACGCGCGCACGGGTGGCCGCAACTTCATGCGCCGCGGTCTCTGTACCGCGACGACCGGCAAGACCACGGGCGGGTTTTACGGATTCTTTCGTATTCCCGCCAATGCGGTCATCGTCTCATGCGAACTGACCTGCGCGGCGCTCGGCACTTCCACCGCTGGCGACTTGGGGCTTTACGAGGTTTCCAACCCGTTTGCCCCAGTGACCCAAGCCGGAAGTATCTCGAACGCCAAGCAGTATTTCGGCGCCGGTATCGACCTTTCGGGCGCACTGACCAAGAGCCAGAAGTTGATTCAATCCTCGTGGACTACCGTCGCGAAGATGGATCAGATGGTCTGGCAGATTCTTGGGCTCTCGGCTGACCCGGCCCAGGGAACGCCGATCGGCTCGGTTGAATATGACGTGGTGCTCACCAGCACCGCGACCATTAACACCGGCGGCGCGATGGTGGTCGAAATCAGCTACAAAATGCCTTAACCGATTGGGGGGCTTGGGCCCCCCTTCAAAGGGACGCCGATGAAACGCTGGTTTCTCTTATTTGTGCTCTTGATTCCGTCGCTGGCCTTTGCCGATACCGCCAATCTTCAGGGCATGAACAACGGCGGGACGGGAAGCCCCAACGGTGCGCAGTCGCAGGTCTGTTGCACGATTCCCGACGCTGCCGCGGCCAACTCGCTCTGGTGTGATTTCACCGCCGCGGCGGGGAAGGCCGCCCCGACTTTCGATACGATTACCGCCCGTGCGCAAGCGACTTGCTCGACCACATTCCCGGTCTATGAGGTCATCGACATAACGCAGAGCACGGTGAGCGCGACAGTGACGGCGACCGCGACAGTGGCCTCGACGGCCATCGGTGCGAAACTGACTAGCGCAACACCCACGGACGAGTACGCCATTAAGGTGACGGTGCTCGGCGTCGGGTGCAGTTCCACGCTCGAAACTGAATTGAATACGGTGTGCGCGACGATGCGCCAGTAGGAGGGAATCATGGCTTCTCGGTCTTTCAGCCTGTCGTTCGGACAGGACGAATTTGCGGTAGTGGAAGGCACTAGCGCCCCTGGTGCGGGGAATGTCGAGGTGCGCGTTGACCTTGCGACTATCCCGACCATCTCAGGTGGCTCAGGCGCCGGTAATGCGAGCACGATCGATTTGATAGAGAAAATCGTGCGCCATCTGGTCGGCAAGGGTACGGCGATTGGCTGAAGCCCGACAGCAGGTCGCGCTCACCGGACAAGCGCTCGTCGATTACGCAGCGCGAATCCAGCGCAACGCGACTCAGGTGATGGCGGAGCCTGCGCCGACGGCGGTGCAGGAAGCGAACTTCGTCGATAGCGAAGTGCCCACCGGAACGATCAACGGCGTGAACAAGGTCTTTGTGCTCGCCAACACACCGGCGGCGGGGCTGAAGGTTTATCGCGACGGACTCCGCACCACCGATTACGTTCTGGCGACCGCGACGATCACCTTCGGGACTACCGCGCCGGCGACCTCGGTGCTCTGCGATTATCGGGTGTAGAGATGCCTAACGATGTTGACATCGTAAACGTAGCGCTGACCCTGCTCGGCCAGCAACGTATTCTCACGCTTCAGGACAACGTGAAGGCCGCGCGTTCGGCACTCGCCATCTACGACGTGGAGCGCGACGCAGAACTGCGGGCGCATCTCTGGAATTTCGCCGTCAAGCGCATCCTGCTCCCCGCGCTCGTGGTGCCGCCAGTCTTTGGCTACACCGCCGCCTACCAGCTTCCCGACGATTGCATTCGCGTGATTCAGGCTGGCCGGTGGGTGCCGGGGTTGCAGCGCTGGCTCGGCATCGTGACCAGCGAGGCGAGCGATTGGCGCATCGAGGGTAAGACCATCGTCAGCAACCAGATGACCGGCTTCAATGCCCCGGTCGCCCCGACAGGGCCATTGCCGCTGCGCTATATCGCGCGCATCACCGACCCGACCATGTTCGACCCCGGCTTCGTCGAGGCATTTGCCTGCCGGTTGGCGATGAAGCTGGCCGAGGACGTGACGCAGAAGGATAGCAAGCGGGACCTCGCGCAGACCGAATACAAGGCGGCGATCATCGCGGCAATTCGCGCGGATTCCATTGAACTGCCGCCCGACCCGCTGCCGGACAATAGCTGGCTCATCGCGAGGCTGCCCGGATAATGGCTAAAGCATCCCCAGGCATAGTCGGCTTCAATTCGGGCGAATGGTCGCCCGCGATGGAGAGCCGCACCGACACGAAGGGCTACGCCACGGCCTGCTTTCGGCTGGAGAACTTCATCCCGCAAGTGCAGGGACCGGCGCGGCGGCGCCCCGGCACCCGCTTCGTCGCCGAGGTCAAGTTTTCGGATCGAGCGACTGCCCTGATTCCGTTCAAGCGCAGCGAGAGCGTGGCGTTCATAATTGAGGTGGGCGACCTCTATATGCGCTTCTACCAAAACCACGCGCAGGTGCAGGTTTCCCCCGGCGTTCCCTACGAGATTGTCTCGCCTTACGCGGCGAGCGACCTGTACGACTCCGACAATATGTTTCAGCTCGTATTCGTGGAAAGCGCCGACGTGGTTTATATCACACATCGTAGCGCGACCTTCCCCGCCTATAAGCTGTCGCATTTTGGGCCGACGCACTGGACGCTCGCGCCCGTCGACTTCCTCAACGGCCCCTTTGCCGACGCCAACCCCGGCACGAATCCAGTGGTGTTCGCGGATGCTCAGACCGGGACCGGCGTCACACTGACGGCCTCATCCGATATCTTCGACCCGCTGCTCATCGGCGCGTACTTCCAACTGACGCAGGAAAATATCCGCACGATTCGCCCGTGGGAGCCGGGGGTCGGCGTCAAGAAAGGCGCGCGCCGACGGTTCAATGGCGTCACCTATGAGGCGTTGAACGGGACGAATTTCTCGCTCACTCCGTTCTCGCCAGTTACTGGCAGCGTGCCGCCGACGCATCTCTTTGGGCAGGCTTACGACTCGGGCGGTCTTGAGGGCATCCTTTGGGAGTACCGCGACCCCGGCTTCGGCTTTGTTCAACTGACCTCGCGTGGCGTCGATCCGACCGGGAATATCGTCAACGTCACGAATATCACGGCGGCTAAGCCGCCAGTGGTGACGACCGACGTAGCGACCGCAGGAGCTAATGGCGACCTCGTTTTCATCTCAGGCGTCGGTGGAATGCCCGAAGTCAACGACAAATGGTATCGCGTCCACAATAAGGGCGGCCTCACCTTTGAACTTTATCAGGACGATACTGACGGCGACGGGACCAATGGGCCGGTCGATGGCACCTTCTGGGACGCCTACACCGACAGCGGCTCCGTGAGCAATATGCTCTGGACGGCCACCGGGGATGTCATCCAGCAGACTCAGGACGGGACCGTGAACCGTTTACCGAAGTCTGTAGTTTTTTCACAGAACGCGACCTCGAACTGGGCGGTGGGTGCGTTCAATAATCGTGACGGTTATCCGACGGCTTGTTCATTCTTTCGTGGGCGGCTGGCCTTCGCGCGCCAAGGCGAAGTGTTCATGTCGGTGGCGTCCGACTTCGAGAATTATGCGGCGCTCAATCCGGGTGGCGTAGCGACGCCCGACCAGGCCATCCACATCACCTTGCCGACGCAAGACCCGATTAAGTGGCTAATCGAGGGCCGCGTGTTGGTGGTCGGGACGGAGGGCGCGGAGCACGTCATTCAGGAGATCAACACGGGGCAGGCGTTCGGCCCGTCGAATATCGCGAGCAAGGCCCAGATGCGCCACGGCTCGCGCTCGATACCGCCAGTGCTCATCGGCTACTCGCTGCTGTGGATTCAAACGAGCGGCCAGAAGCTCCGCATAATGAAGTACCAGTTTTTTACCGACCAGTATCAGTCGGAAGACTTGGCCGCGCTCGCCAACCATATCTTCGAGAAAATCGGGTGCAATGCGCTGGCCTACCAGCAGGAGCCGGATAGCGTGATCTGGATGATTCGAGGTGACGTGACCTGATGGCTGGCACGACGACCTATATCCTCAACAATATCTCGACGACGCCGCCAGCGGAGCCGATTTGGATGACCATCGACCTGAAAACCTACGCCGCCGTGGTCGGTCTGGGGGCGCTTGCGCTGGCTGCTGCTGTCCCCAGCTACGGCGGTGACCTCTACTACGATGGCAAGATCATCATCTCTACGAATTTCGTATCGCCAGCCGTGATTGCCGTGTGGGATGGCACTTGGGCGATGCCGGTCAATCTCAACGATGGCACCACCTTCATTGGCGGGCAGGGCGGCAACCGACAGCCGCAGACCGGCCCACAAGCCATCGACTTCGATGGGACGACTTATGCAATCGGCGCGCTCGATCTTAATGGAAACCCTGCGGTCTTTACTTCTACTTCGCCCAAGACCTCATGGGCGCCAGTTATCGTTGAAGCGTCTAATAGTTTCGACGCGATTCAGGCGCTGAAATGGATTCCCCGGCTGAATCTCTGGATCGCGGTCGGCGACAAAATATGGACTTCGCCGGCGGGCGGCGCGACTTGGACGAATCGGAATGCCGTCGATAGCTTTTATTCTCAGATTTATGACGACGGAACTACTCTCTGGGTAATCGGCACGACAAAGGTATTCAAATCGACCGACGGAATTACCTGGATAGATCAAGTGTTCCCCGCGAACTATCCGCATATGGTCAGTTTTCCGTCTCCACTCTGGTATTCGTCGCGATTGAATCTATGGGTAGGAATCGCGAACAAGGGCGGCGCGTCCGCCGATCCGCACAACGGCATTGTCTGGTCGCCTGCGCCCGACCAAGCGTGGACTTACGGCTATACCTCAGCCGCCGATCCGCCGGCGGTGCCAGCCGACGATTTCGTTGCCATCACCGAAGTCGGCGGTCTGCTTTACATGGTCGGCACGCGGGTCACGGCGACTAGCCCGCTATCACAGGAGGCGCTGATTGCGGCCAGCAGCGACGGCAAGGGCTGGGGCGCAACGATTCCGGTGTTGCCCGAAGTTCCATCGTTTATGAGCGCGACCATCTTCGCGATCATCGGAGCGCCCGACGATATCGGCATCGGCATTGGATTGCGGAACACCAACGCGCTCGACGTGCTCACGAACGCCTATTCTGCCGACGGTGGCGTGACCCTGACGAATCAGCATCTCGGCGGCCATTTCCAGCAGATCATACCGTTCGCGACTACTCCGACTCCTGCTGGCGACCTTATCGGCTTCACCTTCAACGAGGAGCAGGGCGTGACAGCATGGCATCGCCATCCGATGGTTGGTGGGGTGAGGGCCATCGCCTGCATCCCGAATCCCTCGAAGTCGCAGGACGACCTCTGGATGATTGTCCAGCGCTCCATCAACGGCGTCACCAAGCAGTACGTCGAATATATGGCGCCGCATTTCGTGACCGGGGACGACCTCGCGACCGACGCCTTCTATTCGGACTCGGGGACGACCTACAACGGCGCGGCGACGCAGACGATTACCGGCCTCGGCTACCTCGAAGGCCAGACCGTGAAGGTGTTGACGGATGGCGCGTTGCATCCAGATTGCGTCGTGACGGGCGGTCAAATCTCGCTTCAGTGGCCGGCCAAGATAGTGCAAATCGGACTCCCGCAGCTCGCGCGTCTCACGACGATGCCGATTGAGGCGGGGGCGACCACAGGCTCCGCGGCGGGCAAGGTCAAGCGCATAACCGACCTCACTGTGCGCTTTCAGAATACGCTTGGCGGCAAGATTGGCAGAGAAGATCCCGATAAAGAATTGAGCGACCCGCCCGAAAGTATTTTCGACAATGTGGAGATGCGCGACCCCGACGACCCGATGAGTCAGGCGCTCACGGTCTATAACGGCCTCTGGCCGGAGGAGACCTATGCGTTCAATTTCCCTGCGGGTTACGAAGTCGAAGGTCGCATAACGATGCTTAACGACGAGCCGTACCCGATGACGGTGGTGGGAATCTATCCCAACTTAGACAGTGAAGATTGAGCAACTAACGCGAGCGCACGTCGAGACCCTGGCCGCGCAGGGCGTGGAAGAGGCGCAGGAAGCCTTGGCCTACATCCAGAAGACCATCGACGGCGGTCCCGCCTTTGCTGGCCTGGTTGATGAGGGCGTCGCTGCGTGCGTCGGACTCTACCCGATCAACGAATATACTTATCGCTGCTGGGCGCTCACCGATCCGAAGCTCGCGTCGCGACATTTTCTGAGTCTCAACAAGGCCATGCGGGCGTGGTTTATCGAATCGCGCATCCCGCGCATCGAAACAACGGTGAGCAGGGGCAACGTGAAAGGCCATCGCTGGGTGACGAAGATTCTCGGCTTCGGCCTCGAAGGCATTATGCACAACTTCTACCAAGGTCACGATGCGGGCCTGTACGCGAGGATTAGCTGATGGCTGGCCCAGCAATGGCAATCATGGCGGTGGGCTCGGCGGTTATGCAGGGGATGGCTGCGGCGTCGCAAGCGCAGCAGCAGAAGAATATCGCCGAGTACAACGCTACCGCGCTCAATCAGGAAGCCAAGCAGGCGAGCGCCGCCGGTGCGGCAAATGAAGCGGAGGAGATTCGCAAAGACCAAGGATTGTTAGGTGAGCAGGCAGCAGGCTTCGCGGGGGCCAATATCGGGACTGGCGGAAGCGTGCGGACGGTCGAGAAGCAGAGCGCGACTAACGCCCGTATGAACGAGTTGAACACTTGGTATCAGGGTGAACTGGAATCGTCGAGCCTCAAGAATCAGGCCAACTTCCAGCAGTGGCAGGCGAACCAGATTAAGCCGACGCAGGAAGGGATTTTGAGCGGTATGGGGGACGCGATCGGCAGCGGCGGTCGAATTGGTACGTCGATGCTGATGTCGCGTGGCGTAGGTTACGGGAGCAGCGGCAGCACGAGCACGAATTTCATTCCGTTGCTGGGCAATAGCATGGGCTTCTAATGGGCGAATTCGCACAGATACCCCAGATTCAGCAGACCGTCGGTGTCGCCGACGTTCCGCCGCGCTACGCTCGCACCGCGCCGCAGATTCCCGCGCCCGAGGCTAAGGGAGAGGCGCAGGTCGGCGAAGGGCTCGGCAAGCTCGCGGATATCCTCGCCGTCCAGTACCAGCATAAGCAAATCCTCGACGCCGATACGGTTAGCAATGGCGTACGCAAGGGGCTCACTCAGGCGCTCGTCGATGTCAAGCAGCTTCCCGGCGACCAGCAGGCCGATGCGTTTAAGCAAAAGAGCAACGATATCCTTCAGGCGGCGCTCACCGATCCGCAGAACGCGCATATCGCGGGCTATCTCCAATCCGAACTGCCGAAGATGGGAGCGCAATACGCGGACGAAGCGCTTCGCGCGGGTGCGTCGCAGACGATGGTCGATCACCACAATCAGGTGACGATTAACGGGAAGACTGCGGCCAATATCGCGGGACCGAATTTCGTTATCAAGCCCGATGGCACCTTCGCCAATAATGCGCAGGCGGATGCCGTCGAGCAGAATCACCTCGGCATGATTCAGGCGCTCTACGGGAAGAACCCCAACACGGCGAACGCACTCATCGCAAATTACAATCAGGACAAGTCGCTCAATCGGGCGCAGGCTATCGCACGCAACCCCGACCCATCCAATCCCGGCGCTCTCGATTCCTTCCTGAATCAGAACTCGGGGCGCTTTACCGCGTCTGAAGTCGGGGCGTTGCAGCGCGTATCAGATATGGCGGTGCGCGAACCTATCCGGCAGAGCGAGACCGCCCATGCGCTCGCGCGTGCGCAAACGGTTACAAAGCTCGACGGCATGATGAACGCACACGATCCGGGCCTCGTGCAAGCTGCGACCGAGGCTTACCACGACGGCATGATTTCCCAGCAAGAAGGGCGCATCTATACGCACGGGAAAATCTTCGATGACTCGGCGCCGGGGGTGGTCGATTTCTGGAAGGACCGCATTACCAACGACCCGAATAGCGTCAGCGCGGCAGATATTCAGGCAATCGACCCGAATACCATCAACGGCCCCGACCGGAATAGGCTAATTGCGTGGCGCACGGACACGCTGGAAGCAGCCAAGAAACCGCTCAAGGCGTCCTATGATCAAGCCCAGCAGGCTATCCGCGATATGTTCCCCAAGAGCTTTATGTCGGACGATTTCACCCATCGGACGCAGAACATGAGCGAGGCGTTGGGCGACCTCAAAACGGCGTGGGATGCGGGCGAGTTCAAGACGCCTAGCGATGTGCAGAAGCAGGTCGAAGCGATTCGCCGCCGCTATGCGCCAGCTTCCAAGCCGGTACCGCACGTTCCGTTGCCGAGCACGATCACTCGTGAGCAGGCGCTACGCGCCGCCGAACGCGCCAGGTCGGTCAACTTCGTTATCACGCCCGCGGGCGATGAAAGCGCAGGGGGGATGTAATGCCGACTACTCCGCGCCCTGAGCTTATCGACGCCATGATCCATGAGGAGTCCGGTGGGCGCCCTAGCGTCACTGGTCCCGACAATTGGACGGGCGAAAACGCGCAAGGGCTGATGCAGGTAATGCCCTCGACGGCGAAGGATTACGGCGTCGATCCGTCCACGCTCAAAGACCCGAATGTTAACCGACAGGTCGGCACGCGCTACATGGGCGACCTGCTCGACAAGTATCAAGGTAACGAGCGCGCGGCGCTAATCGCCTACAACCAGGGGCCAGGGAAGTACGACCGCGGCGAGCGTGACCCTGCGGCGCTTCAGTATGCCGATAATGTGTTGGCGAGGTCGGGCGGCCGAAGCGACGATCCGGTCGGGGCGGAACAAGCCTACGCCGCGCGCCATGCGGACGATTCCAAGGTCGATTATGGGATGGCCTATCTACGGACGCATCCCGACGAATGGAAATCTCTCGGTATAGCCCTGGATGCGGGTGGTGATGCGCAAGATGCTGGCGCTTCGAGCGAAGGGACGCCGGTTGGCGGTGGTCGCCCATCGGACAAACTATTACCTCAACAGGAGCAAGCCAATCAGGCGCAAGCGGAAGCGGGCCAGAATCTCAGTAACCTTGAAACCGCGACCAAAGGCGCCGAAGTCGTCCAGAAAGCAGCCGGGATCGGAGGAGGAGCGGCGGCGCTCATGGCGGCCGGTGTTGCCGCGCCCGCCGCGATCGTGGGCGGCGTGCTGCTCGATAAGGCGCAAAGCCTCGGCGCTGAAGCGACGATCCAGCAGGCGCGTAAGCTCTACGGGAACAATCATCCGATGCTTGACGCGATTTCGGGCCTTGCGGGCTCGTTCGCGACTGGCATGGGTATGTTTGCGGGATTGCCCTCGGGCGAGGCGCCAAGTGGCGTTCCCGCCAAATCTAGTGGCATCGTTGACGCCCAAGGCAATCCGGTGGCTTCAGAATCGGCACCGGCTGCTGCTGCTCCGGCTGCCGAAGGGGGCGGGCCGGTAGCAACGACTGCCGCGCCTGCTCCCGTAACTACGCTGGCTGAGCGGACTGCCAAAGTGCAAGGGGTACTGGATAATCTGAGGGGTCAATTAGCCGAGACCCAATCGCTTCACGGACAACTACTGGAAACATCGAAGAATCTTCCCGAGGGCATCGATCCCCAAGAGGCCGCGCAACATCTCGCAACAAACGAGATGCAACAGGAAAAGCTGAAGACATCCATTGCCGATATGGAGGGGATCGTTAATCAGCATCAGAAATGGGCGGCAGACATTGAAGCGGGGAAACAGGCACAGACAATAGTTACCGCTCCCGCAAAGGCCGTCGATTTAACGCCCGACATGATCGTTCCCGAGCACGCGACTCCGTTAGCTGCTGCGCAGACCCTCGCCCAGAAGCAAGCCGACCTATTCAAGAAACTCCAAGTCGGCGAAGGCGGCGCGGCGGAAGTGAATCGCCCCGACCTCGCGACGCAGGTTCCGGTCGCTCAGACAATGGCGAACGCGAAGAAACTCGGCCTGACGATGGAGCAACTGAAGGCGCAGAACATCGGCGACCCTGAGCAAACGATGCGAGTTGCCGCACTCGCGCAAACGGTTCACGGGGAAGCGATCGAACTACGAAATAGCGCTCTCGACATTCTCAAACGCCAAGCGGCGGGTGAGGACGTGACCGCGGATTCTCAAGCATGGTTTAATCGTGTCTCCGCGTTGGCTCCGCAGGCCGGCAGAGTCGCGGGCGAGCGTAGCGCGGCAGGACGTACTCTCCAGATTCTCGATCCGCTCAAGAATCCCGAAACGGCAATGGCGAGCGCAGTCAATCGCTTCGCCTTACAAGCGGGCGACGGCCAGAACATGACCGACATGATGCAGATGTTCGCTGGCCACGCCGACCCCGACGCGATTGCAGCCCAACTCGGCAAGATGAACGAGAATGTGCAGGCTGGCGGTTCTCTTAAGGGAGCCATCAGCGATTACTACTATGGCGCCCTGCTCTCACGTCCGCGCACGTTGGTCAAAAAAGCGACCGGCGACCTCTGGTCGATGGCACTCTCGATTCCAACGCGCCAGATAGCCGCGATGACCAGCAGCGATGTGGCGCCGACCGAAGCGCCCGCGATGGTTAACGCCTGGATGCACAATGTGGGCGACGCGCTTCGTATTGCGGGGAAGACTTGGAAAAGCGGCACGTCGGAGTTTGATCGACTCTACCCCGGCGAAGAAGCAGCCTTCGAGCGCCCACTGACGCAGATCACTTCGACGGGAACGCGCTTCGAGAACACCCTAACCGGACAGGGCATCGACCTGCTCGGCCACGTCATCGGTCTTGGCCCGCGCAGCATGGGCGGACTTCAGGACTTCGCGCGCACGATGAATATGCGGGCGCAGGTTGCCGCCCTCGCGGAACGTCAGGGCTGGAAAGAGGCGATGGATCAAGGTCTCAGTGGTGGTGAAGCTGGCAATTTTATCAAGCAGCGCGTGGCCGACCTGACCAACGATACGCCGCCCGAGATGCTGGCGAACGCGCGGAACTTCGCGAGTACACAGACCTACTCGAATCCGCTCGGGCCGGTGATGCAGGGGATTAGCGATTCGCTCGACAAGATTCCACTGGGGCTCGGGCGATTCCTTTTCCCGTTCCGTCGCGTGCCGACGAACCTCTGGAAGTTCGCTCGCGACAATTCGGCCCTCGGAGTATTTAGCAAGCAAATTTGGCAGGATATGCAGGCTGGTGGTGCCGACGGCGCGATCGCTAAGGCGAAACTCGGACTCGGCACGCTGATGAGCGTGAAGATGGGCCAATGGGCGATGGACGGCCATATTACAGGCGGTGGCCCCAGTGACCCGAAGCTCCTGAGCGACCTCAAGGCGACCGGCTGGAAACCGTATTCGTTTCATATTGGCGATAGCTACATCCCTTATGGATGGGCGGAGCCGGTTTCGATGCCGCTCGGCATCGCTGCGGATATGCACGATACTTATGCACAGGCGACTCCTGGCGACCGCGAGCAGCAGCTTGAGCACGTCGGCGCGGCCTTCGCGATGGCGATGGCGCGTAATCTTAGCCGCCAAAGCTATGTGCAGACCTTCGTGAATCTCAGTTCGCTATTCGATGACGCCAAGGAAGGCAAAGACCCGCTCGAAGGCGTGACGAAGTTCGGCGGGCGCGAATTGAAGGGGTTAATTCCCGCTGCGCTCCAAGGTGAAGCGAAGCGCGAAGACCCGATTATGCGGCAGACGCGCGGAATGATGGACGAGTTCAAGGCTGGCACTCCCGGCTACAGCCAGGAACTTCCACCTGTGCGCGACCTGTACGGCGAAAAGATTCCCGTTCCCGGCGGCTTCATGGCGAACGAGGTCTGGCCCTTCTCTGTAGGCCACGACACGCACGACCCGGTTGCTAAAGCGATATACGATAACGGGGCGAGCCCTATGAAGTTCCCCGCCATAATGCCGGGAACGGGCCGCGCGGCGAAGTATGGCGATCAGCCAAATAGTCCCGACGTTGGCGTTGCCTTGACACCGCAAGAGCAGGATAGGGGCAAAGTCTTAACTAACACGATCAAAGACCCAAGCACGGGGATGAATATGCGCGAGGCGTTGAATGCGCTGGTGGCCGATCCGCAATTTAAGTCGGCGCCACGCGATGAAAGGGCTAAGGCGCTGGAGCATGTAGTAACGGGCTTTACCCACGGCGCCATTGGTTCGCTGTATGCTGAAAGTGCAGACGTTCGCCAGCGCTATGCGGCACGGATGAAATATCGCGAAATGGCCCATCAACCAGCGCCTAGCGGCGGGATAACGCCCGCTTCGGCCACGGCGCCGTCATTATGAAAACCACCGTCAAGCAAGTCGAGCAGCCGATCAACTTCACCTGGAATCCGCCGGGGCCGGTCTCGCGTGCCTTCGTGGCGGACGATGCGCTGCTCTGCGGTATCCGCGGTCCCTTCGGCTCCGGCAAATCGACCGCCTGCATCGCGAAACTTCTCCGAAACTTCACGCTTCAGCGGCCTGGGCCAGATGGCGTCGTCAGGCGTCGCACCGCGATTATCCGCAATACCTATCCCGAACTCACGACCACGACCATTAAGACGTGGCAGCAATGGGTGCCGCCGAACGTGGGACGCTGGCGCGAGAAGGGACCACCGATGCATCGCATCCAGACGGATAACCCCAAGGTCGATTGGGAAATCATCTTCCTCGCCCTCGACCAGCCGGACGACCTTCGGCACCTGCTGTCGCTCGAATTGAGCGATGCGTGGATCAACGAAGCGCGCGAACTCCCCAAGGTCATCCTTGACGGGCTCACGGGCCGCGTTGGGCGCTTCCCACGCACGGTACGCGGACCCAAGGGCAACGTCACTCATGGCTGCGCGGCCCCGCAAATCATCATGGATACCAACTCGCCCGATACCGACCATTGGTGGGCGAAGATGGCTGACTTCGCCGACCCCGAAATGACAATAAAGAACGAGGAGATTGCCGATAGGTTGCGCGAGATGGGCACGCTCCGCAAAGACCAGTCGCTCCAGCGCTTCTACGCGCAACCGGGCGGACGCGCCCCGAACGCGGAGAATATAAAGAACCTCACTCCCGGCTATTACGAGCGCCTAAGTGCTGGCAAATCGAACGAATGGATCAAGGTCTATGTTGACGGTGAGTATGGGTTCGTCCTCGACGGGAAGCCCGTCTATCCCGAGTATCGCGACGGAATGCACTGCCGGGAGTTTGCGCTTAACCGCAATCTGCCGATCTACGTTGGCATCGACTTTGGGCTCACGCCGGCGGCAACTATCGCTCAACGGACGATCATGGGTGCGTGGCGTGTATATAAAGAAATCGTCACCGAGGATATGGGCGCCCTTGAATTTGGTAATCTCCTCGGGCAAACGCTCCGTGGGGAGTTCGCGGACTACAAGATCGCGTCCATAACCGGCGACCCCGCTGGCGACACGCGAGCGCAGACCGACAAGGGAACGCCCTTCGAGGTGCTGCGGGCGGCTGGTATTGCCGCGCGTCCGGCAGCGACGAACGACCCGACCAAACGTCGCGAGACCTTCGCCTATTTCCTGAACAAGATGGTCGATGGCGAGCCTGGGATGCTCATCCATCCCAACTGCCAGAAGCTCCGCAAGGCGCTCGCGGGCGGCTACCATTACAAGCGCGTACAGGTAACAGGACAGGAGCGCTATCACGATCTGCCGGTCAAGGATATGTTCAGCCATGTGGCGGAAGCGGCTCAATATATGCTTCTGGGGGCGGGCGAGCAGCGCACGGCACTACGGGCGGCCCCTGAGCTAACGCAGAAGCGGACGAAGTTCGCGGACGGCTACGACCGCAACCCCTTCGAGGTGGAACGATGAGCGTCAGCGATCAGGTAGTCCAATTCGCCTACTCGACGGATGGGATGAGCACGGCGTTCGCCTTCCCGAGCTACTTCTACGCGCAGGCTGACCTCGTGGTGGAGTACACCGACGCAAGCGGTGTCGTGACGGTAAAGACCTTCAACTCCGACTACACGGTCTCAGGGACGCTCGACGATAAGCTCAAC